CAAATGTCACTACCAGATCCAACCCAGAACCACTGCTTGAATTTTTTTCCATCTCGGGTGATGATGCGCTCATCATTTTTATTGTATGGAATCGAAGGTTCTTCTTCGCTGATCCGATTTTGTTTTTCAAGAAATTGCTTTTTCGCTTCTGCGTCTGCAACCTTTCTTTTTTCTTCTTCCATTTCTTCGAGTTCTCGTTTCGTGAGTTCCCACTCTGTCAAAAAGCCGATCTCCTCGCCATTGTCGTTAACTCCACGAATATGTTTGACTTGTTTGATTTGTTTTCCGTCTCGCACAATGATTCTCTCGCCAATATCATCAAACGGAATCGACGATTCATCTTCTTTCGGCAGATCGATAAATGGCGACAGTTGAAATTTCTGCAGTTCGGCATGTCGAAGCTCTTGCTGCTCCTTCTCATATTGACTATATTGTGCTTGTGCAAGCGCTTTTGTCAACCTGTCAACCTCTTCTTTCAAACCTTGTATTTTGTTTTTTTTTCTTTCCATCTTTTTTTTCATTTCTCTGTTTTCCACTAATAATTTCCCCCACTCTTTGTTCAAACGTTCGATTTCTTCTATATCTTCAAGCTGTCTATACATCTCTTCGTAAATACTGCTGCCAAAAGTAACACTGTCAAAAGTAAAAATAAAAAATAAAATTTCAATTTATCATTTTCTCATTATTTTTTATTCTTTATAAAATAAAATCTCTCTATAATGTATAGTGTGTAAATAAATCCATATTTATAAAATCTAACCTAATAAAATCTATGATGTATTCACTTGTCGGTGCTCCGTTTTATGACGAGAGAAATCAATGTTATAAAAAAATTATTCGAATCAATAAATTTCCACAAGGACCAGGACCTTTACAAAAAATTGTAAAACGCGTTCGTTCACCACGCCTATCACATTTCGATGTTTTTTCAAGTAACTGCGGTAGCGGAAGCTGTTGTAATTCAAATGCATTCAACCCTCCATGCATCTTTGTAATTTGTAATCCAAATACGCCTCACGAGTTTTTAACAGTAGATGAGCTTCCCGACCTCATGTCTTTTTTGATTGATAATGGATATAAAATTGATACATCCATTACGAAAATGTTAATGAAATCAAATGTAAAACCATCCAACGATCTAATATGTTATATTAGTGATAATGCTACACCATAAACAAACTGGTTACGTCTACGTCTGTTTCGACTCATCTTTATCCCTCATTTTAAAGAAACGCTTAAGTCCACACAAATTCAGTTTAAATTCTTCGAATAGAGCTTCGATCTTTGCGCTCGGTTTTACAATCTTGATTTTATTAGAAAGTGAAACACATGATAGTACAATTTTTCGATTTGTGTGTGGAAAACGATTAATATCATACCGATTTTTAGTGCTATCAATAATCGTTTGCATAATATCATCAACCATATTGTGTTCCACAAAGTATTCAAAACACTCACGTGAACCGTAGTCAGTATTTGAATATGTTAAAATCTTCACTATATCAACTACCAACTTTTTTCTTTCTTCACTTGGAATATCAAAATATTCAACATATTCCATAACATGTGCAAACAAAGAAATCATATTACATGGCAAAACTGGGTACATTTTTTTTGACTCCATTAATTGTTGAAAATGAGTGTACACTTCAACGCCAATATACTTTTCATTTGGAGACATGCATACTTTTTCTTTTTTGTTCTTATAAATATTAGTAGGTTCATAATTGCATTTGTGATTATTGTCACAATCGCACTCATCTTCTTCATCTACATTTTTATCTTCTTCATCTACATTTTTATCTTCTTCATTTTCACCTTCTTCACCTACATTTTCACCTTCTTCACCTACATTTTCACCTTCTTCACCTTCATTTCTCTTATTAAAATTTAATCTTTCTTCATTACTTTCATTTACAATATTTATACTTTTTTCTTTACTATTTTGAACATAAAGATCCTCTTCTAAAATAATGACAACCATGTCGTCATCAGAATCGTTATTAAACTTATCTTTAAAAAGTATTCGATTTTCATTTTTTAAATCATAATCATATTCCTTATTAATATCATTACCATTATTGATGCAACTACTATTTACATTATTTACTACTAAAAACTTCATAGTATTTTCTGCAGATACTGGAGTTGTCATTTTTTTTTGAACTTAATACCTTATGATGATGCTATATATATATGGATAAAATATTTTATATTAGTTTGATTAAATATATAAATATAAAATAAAAATAAAATGTTTTTTGTATTTTTTAGGTAGGTCATAAGTAACTGTAATATTTCTAACGAAAATGAACATTTTTTTTTATATTTTTTGAAACTATTGTGTCATAATTATTTTTCATAATTTTTTCATCGTCGTTTTCACGAACAGTGGTACCAAATTTACAGCTAGAAAATGTTATACAGCAGCAATTTATTTCTTCTAGATATTCTTTTTCTGTAATTAAAATATTTGCCCCACACATTTTGATACACCAGTTTTTAAATTCAGTTGAACCATCATATTTCCATAGTGTTTCAACAAATTTACAATCCTTTTTTACATTAACTCGTTTTAAACAACTACCCATACAATTTCCTTTTTCTTCATCTTCATCATAACAACCAACGAACACATTTTCTGAATATTTCGCACATTCTGGTAAAATTTCTAAATGTTTATAGTCACATGATAATTTCCCAAATATGAGAACTGTTATAATATCTATTCGTGGCTTTTTTAAATAAATTATTTCTTGATTATTGTAAAAATTATAAATTACATCATTATAAACATAAAGAACGTCTATATAATTTAAATACATAACCACATCATTATCTCTTGAATACGAAAAATATTCAATTTGAACCGTTGGAAAATAATATTTAATAGACGCAGCATGTTGAATAATAAAATCCATTGAAAATGAGTATATTTTTTTGATTTTATTTTCATATATATTTCTCAAGACGTCTAGAGAATTTTTACTAAATGTACTATCCAATACATTCATTACGTTATTTATTTGTTCTTCACATTCTTCTTCACTAGACTTGTTACAAAAAATAAATTTCATAGTGTTATCTATTGCATTCTGCTTTATACGTTCAAATTCAGCATATGCTGTTTTCCATGACCTGTAGTATATTGAAACATCTAAACCATGAGGACTTATAACACATTCTTCAATATTACCATAACATTTATACACTTCATATTCAACATTTTTGAAAAATGGAAGACTTAAGCCATCATACATGTGACGTTGAAATGGAATAACTTGTTTCATATGAAGATTTTTACCGTGATAAAGTCCCCATGAAGCATTGTTTCTTAAAAATCCGTTGTCATCAAAATATGAAAAAAATATATCACACAAAAAATATGACTTTTTTATAGCGCTTTCAGAACTCTCATTATCATTATTAAAAATGTCATTTTTGTTATTATAATACTTTTGACAAACAGAAGAATAAATGCTGCATCCACCATTTGTTTTTTGTTTTGTTTTCGGGTTAACATTTTGAATAATTTTAAATCCATGTTTTTTCAATATATGCATAGCATTACTAAATAGTTTAACGTCTTTATTAAAAATAATGATATCATAGTCATCCAAAAATGGAAGCGTTTTTTTATTTCGTAATAATCCTATTGAGCTGCCGGCAAAAAGAGCGTATGAAATTTTAAAAGTATCAAGAATTTTAAAAAATATAGTTGCTTGATCAAATTTAACTTCATTTGGTTCAGTAAACTTTAAGTTAGTTAATCCAACAGTTGGTAAATAATATGTAATGATATTATTTTTATCATTCGCATCATTCACACCATTCATATCATTCACACCATTCATATCATTCACACCATTCATATCATTCACACCATTCATATCATTCACACCATTCACATCATTCACACCATTCATATCATTCACACCATTCATATCATTCACACCATTCATATCATTCACACCATTCATAATGATACCATTTGTTATATCGTTTACATTATTTGAGTTATTGTTATTGCTACTATAAAAAAGTGAGTATAAATCTTCAAAAAATGCTTCTTTTTTTTTTTCATCTAACTTTAACTGTTTGTTTACATTTAACTGTTTTATCATAAGTTTAACTAGATTACTAAATCCTCTATTCTTTTTCAATGTATTAAACTTAAACATTTAAAATAAATTTAAAAACTTTATAATAAGTTTAATTATTTATTTTTTATAATTTTAACTTAATATAATAAATTTAAACAACATGGATACCTATGACTTTGACTCTTATTCAGATATTAAATATTTAAATTATGAAGATATTTTTAGGTCTGATAAAAACGAAAGCAGATTTTTCTCAAAAAGTAAAATATTAGAAGATAAAATATTTTTTAATTATCTAGATAAAATTGTTAAAATAAAAGACATACACTCTTATCATCCTATGAAAAATATAAAATATGCGGTTATTATGGCTTGCCATTGCAACTCAACTGAAAAACTAGAAGTAATTAAAAACAACTTACAATACTTTCAGTATTTTAACATTAATACAATCATTATCAACTCAAAAGGTTTTAACTTTACAAATGATTTATTAGAATTATGTTCGAAACAAATAAAGTCATCATATTTTGAAATAGATAATAATTTTTATTATGACTTTGGAAAATGGATTTATGCATTACTATATCTGATAAATGTAAATGAATATGACTATATTATTCTTACAAATGACTCTTACATCATTTGTAACTCAATTAACCATTTTTTTAATTTAACTGCGATACATAATGTTGAACTATTTGGTTACAATGACTCAAACGACAGTAGACACCACTATCAATCATATTTATTTTCTTTAAGAAAAGATGCAGTTAATATTTTTGTAAAAAAAGTAACAAGTAAAAAAATACGTGTAAAAAGTCAACGTGATATAGTCGTTAACTTTGAACTAAAAATGACAGACTGGTTTGTTACGAAAGACTGTTTTTTAAAATCAGTAAATAATAAAAAAAATAATATTTTTTTTCATAACGATAAACTATACTTACCTCTTATAAACTCTAACGTATTGCCTTTTATTAAATTAAAACGTATAAATTCTGTTACCTAAATAATATCACACATATCACACTAACACAAACTTAAAAGTTATAATAATAGAAATACATATACTAACAATTATTTTCAAAGTATTGTTTTATAATTTCAAAATTATTGTTACCTGTGTCATAATTTGGATCGCCGTTATTCCAGAACCACTTGTGAAATATTAACTCATACGGAATTAAACAGTTTGAATAAAAGCTATTTTTCCTTGAAGGGTGTAAATTATTATTCATATTCCAATTTTTTTTATTAGTCCAGTCTATTCCTTGATACTTACTTATCATGCAGTCAATGCTGTATCCATTTTTTAGTATACAATTACTTAGCCCATATTCTCCATTTACAATTGCAGAATGTTTAGTTTTATGAATTTGAAAAATAGTTTTTTCTTCAAATAAAATGCTTAATCCTTTTACGTCAGTAACAAAAAAAAAACCTTCAACTTTTGGACCATATCCGCCCGCATCTGTTTTAGGCAAACAACATATTGTTGTTCCTACCAATTTGACTTTGTCATTAATTTTACGAATAAAATATGTTGACCAATGAGTATCATCCTTAAGGTAATTCGGAATTATTGGACCACACACACCACTATTCATAAAAAAAAAATAATTATATTTCTTGTTATGTTCTTTAATATAATTCAATGCGACAAAGTGACCACCAAAGTCAAAACCTGTATTTTCTCTCTTTATTATTTTAAAATTATCAAGTGTGGGCAAAGGAACGGGGCAATCATAACCGTTGATTATTAAAATATAATCAATATCGGGTCGATAACACACTTCTTTTTTTATAAAAAAATTTAAATTATAATTAGAACTTGGAGAATTATAATAAACGTAACTAATAACCTTTTTCATATACATGTAAATGAATTAACCAACACTTTTTAAATTCGTTTAAAGAGTATTATTATTAGTGTTGGAGTAAATACGTAATATTTTCAAATTAATCCTTTTTTTATTTTAACAAACCGCTGAACCAGCTGTTTTAAACATTCTTTAAAATCGTATAGACACGCTACATGTTTTGGTAGTTCACATATTCCTTTTGCACGCTTACTGTGATTAGCTCCATAAAATAGTGCCAATTCCAATATTCTTATAACAAGTTGTTCTTCTTTTGTGAGGTCGATTTCATTGGAAAGTAAATCGATTCTATATGCACCTTCATAAACAAATCGATTGTAATTGCCACATTTGTATATTGATGGTTTTAATACAGTATTATTTTTACTACCACCTAATACTGTATTATCTAGTAAATTTGGATTGTTTTTAACTAGTCCAATTCCAGCAATTTTATTATTATCATTATGCATTTCTAAAATAATCATCCACGCATTTTCGTGAATGGTACTTTTGATAGGAATTGGAGAACCATAAATGCAATGATTCATTTTTTTATTTCGCTTTCTCCATAAATAATTTTCTTTTAGCGTGTCGGTGTTAAATCGTGTAGTTAAAATAAAAACCATTACACTTGACTTTCACTGGTATCTTTATTAAATGTTATAATGATAATGTTATAAAAAGTTGACATTATGGATAATTAATCAATTTTTAAATAATTAGTTATCTTAAATCTTTTACCGATTTTATTATTAATTATATTATTACTTCTTACTATTAGTATTAATTAAATGAATTATTTAACAGAAAAAAATGAAAATATAATAAAATTTGATAAAAGTTATTTAGAAGAAACACAAAACAAATCAGTATTACAGTACTTCGGTAGTTGGACTCAAAATATTAAAAAGTTACAAGAAAGTTATTCAAAAGCTGAACCATTTGAACATATCGTAATTGACGACTTTTTAGAAACAACATATGCCGAAAAAATATTTCAACATTTTCCAGATATAAATCATACATGGCATGAGTACAAAAATCCAATAGAAGTTAAATACGCATACGATAACATTAATCAATTAAATGTTGATATAAAAAATTATTTTTACTATTTATCAACTCCAGAAATAACTGAAATTATGAAAAAAATAACAAATATCAATGACTTAGAATATGATGAATATTTACACGGTGCAGGCGTGCACATCCATCCGCGATACGGCAGACTAAACATTCATCTTGATTATGAAAAACATCCATATTCCGGAAAAGAAAGACGATTAAATATCATATTGTTCATGTCAAAAGATTGGAATCCTCAATGGAATGGAGCAAATGAACTTTGGAACAGTGATGTAACTCGCTGTGTAATAAAAACAAATATAAAATTCAATAGAGCCATCATATTTAAAACAAATGATATATCATGGCACGGATTACCAGATAAAATAATGTGTCCAGAAAATACGTTTAGAAAAAGTTTAGCATACTATTATGTGTCTCCTTTGAACACTCAAAAGAATGAAAACAACTATCGTATAAAAGCACGTTTTGTAAAAAGACCTCAAGATCCTTACAACGAAAAAATAGAAAAACTTTATGAATTAAGGTCCAGTAGACGTATAACTAAAGATGACTTAAAAGAAATTATTCCAGAATGGGTTGTTGAAAACTAAACCATAACATTATAAATTTAAACATTTTTATTTACTGTGTTAATCTTACAAAATTTAAAATATTATTAAAATTTATAAGTGAACTATTCTTTTTAAATAATAATGTCAGGTACTTTGAATTTTTTTTTTAAAAGTAAAATACTAACAACAGGCTCTACAGTGTTGCCAATACCATTATTAACTAATCAAAAAAAATCACATTCAAGTAATAAAATATGCGACAATGATATTTACAACATGAATTATAACATGACAACTGTAAAAAAAAGAGCGGATAAACTATTCATAACACCTAGTGAAACGTGCTATTACTTCGCAAATACTGGAATAACAAATCTTGTATTAACAACATATAATGAATTTATACACAACCAGGCGAAACTATGTTTCAATATTCTTAATGACTTTGAGACCAAAAATAAAATTACATACGCAATTTTTGCCGGAAGTGCCATTGGTTTGGTTCGCACCGGTAAAAACTTACCATGGGCTGATGATTACGATATTATTATTTTCAATCACCATATTAATTTTTTTATAAGTGACATCATTCCTGAACTCGAAAAAATTGGTTTCAAAGTAAAAATAATGACTAAAAATAACATTACCTTCGGAGCAAAAATATTTGGACCACCATTCATATTTGAAAATGTAAATTACCATGCTACTCACAACATCAGCATTTTTCAATGCGATATATTTTTTTCATATTTCGATAGTAATGGCTTTCTCAAGAATTCTAATGGATGGGGACTTTATAATAAAAAAAATATTACACGAAACATTGTGTTTCCTATAAAGCATCATCAGTTTCACGGTATGCTGCTTCCATTTTTTAATGACTCGTTTAAAGAAGTGACACTGTGTTACGGCAACATTCAAAAGTGTTCTATTTTCTCTCACCACACATCTTCAACTATTTTTTATAAACGATGGGAACATGCGTATAAAGATTTTGAATATATTAAAAAAGAAAGCATCACAAATACAAGAAAATATATCAGTCTTGACATTACACATGAATTACTAAACCAAAGTAAAATGTCAACTAATACACTCTTTTTAACCGAGTCAGATATTTTTCAAGAATTACGTGACATTTTATTCAATAACAGTAATTTTCATGTGTCTGTTTTAAAAAAATTGGACTTTTTACGCTACCTATATCAAAAAAATATCGACATCATCGTAGTATCGCCACTCATATCTCTACAATATAAAACAGATTTCGTTTTAAAAGATTTAAAACATAAAAATATTATTGATGCGGTAGACTATAATTATACTGCACCCGGTCTTAAAATAATTGCTGATCATGCTGCAGATATTAAGTTTTATTTACCACATATAAAAATTATTTACCAAGAGAAAATTGACGATCCAGATGGTGAGTATGCTTTATCTCCCATATTCTACAACTATGTTGACACAATCAGGACTACAAAAGTGCGTTACGATAAATATTATCATTATCAATTTTGTTTATCAAAAAAATATGGAATAATTGTTCCAGTTGTTGAAATTATTGAATCTTAAAATCGAAAACTATTTTTTTATTTATTTTTTTTTAATAATAACAATAATATAAATACGTAATGCAATTTTTATAAATTGAAAAATCAAAAACTATGATTATATTCGTCAGTGTTAAATCATACTTATTATCAAGAACGAATATGTCAAATATTGGAGGAACTCGTAACTATACCGAATCAGATCATTGGCGCAGCAGTGACCATGTCAGGAGTGACAACAGACAACAGCAGCAGCAGCAGCAGCAACAGCAGCAGGAGTTTGTTGGACCTACTTTGTGTATTTCTAGAACACACAAAGGTATTCGAGAAAGTCGTGTTTTCGCAGTGTTTCGTCAACTGAAATTGGGTTGGGTGGGAAAGATTGAAATAGTTCCCAAACAAACTGTGGAAAAAAATCCCGATGGTACATTAGTTACCAAAGAGTTTGTCCGCATCTTCATTCATTTCAACAAATGGTTTACCGAAAATCCTCAAACCCAAATGTTTCTTGAGCGACTTCACTCGGAGGGATTTGTTCACATCATTTATGATGAGCCATGGTTCTGGAAGGTCACCAAGTATGTTCCTGTTGAACAGAAACCGCAGCCACAGTCAAGGTATCCCAAACCACGCATTGATTTTGGAGCCACTGCTTCTGTCAAAAAAATTGAACCAACAGCAGCAGCATCTCAAGTTCAAGTTCAAATTGTTCCCGTCCAAGTGACAAGGCATTTGAAAAATGTTGGCGTGACCAGCGAAGGTGAAAAACAATCATACTGGCAAAAACAGGCTGAAACTGCTACAGTCGAGGTGATGACTAAGTATCAATCCACATCACCGACACCTCGCTCTCATGGATCAGATTCAGAGTCAAGTCCAAGTCCAGTACTGCAAAGAAAGGTAAGTGTTCGTTTGTTTGGTTCTTCTGAATAATTTGGCACTCTTGTTTGTTGTGTTTTTGTCATAATGAAAGAGTAAAAAAATAAAAAAGTAAAAAAATGAAAAAGTAAAAAAATGAAAAAGTAAAAAAATGAAAAAATAAAAAAAATGAAAAAATAAAAAAAATGAAAAAGTAGAATAAAAATTATTTTTTTTTATAAATTTTTTAAATCGGAACAATAAATAATATTAAAAAATATAATAAACAAATAAAAATAATATCTTATAATATCTTATCTTTTACTAATTATAAAAAAAAATGAGACCTTTTGATGAAAATATATGCAAAGGTTTATTTAGCAAAACTTCAAAAAGTATGGACATGAACTCGTGTATTTACTTTACAGCAACACGAAATACCACAACAGGTGATATTGTTCATGTATTTGAAAATGTTTTGAATCTTGGTATCATATATCAAGAGTATATAAATATTGTTCCGGTGCTCAATAAAAATTATAACCATATTTTTTTCAAAATAAGATGGAATGATGAAATCGCTACTGTAAATTTTGTTAATGAACTTATAGTTAACTCTTATATAAAAGTGTTTCATAACAAAGGTTACTGGGTTTGCAGAATGAGTAAAAACCCTTTAAAGATTCGTCATACAAAACCACGTATACATGTTGCATCTTTTTACTGTGATAATTCTGATTCTGAACAAGAAAATATTACTATAAATATTAAGGAAATTAACACATCCAAAAAAGTTTCGACGAATGAAGAAGACAAAGTTTCGACAAATGAAGAAGACAAAGTTTCGACGAATGAAGAAGACAAAGTTTCGACGAATGAAGAAGAAGAAGAAGAAGATTTTTATGTAATTAAAGAAGAAGTTGTCCCCGAATAATTTTTTTTAAATATTTAAAAAATAATATAAATATAATATAATATATATAATAATAATAATATAAAGACACTGCACTATAATAGTGTGGGGTCGGCTCTTTTAGCTCAGTCGGTAGAGCGCGGGTCTTATGAGCCCGAGGTCACGGGTTCAAGCCCCGTAAGGAGCAAACTTTTTTGACAACCTTACAGCAATGTAATTAAAACCAAATATGGTTGTCAGCATCACATTCACATTCAATAACTACTGAGCCAATTAAAATAATGCATATATTTTTCTTCATGACGCTATGTCCTCACAAATGCGAAAAAATAGAATCGCGAGTTGCGACAAGTAAGTCAAAGATTGGAATCTTATTCATATCATTTTTTTGGCAATAAAAGAGGGTTTAAACCACTTTACAACAAACAGCGCGGTAATTAAAAGTGTTGTAAGCACATCTATAAAAACCCTCTCAAGTAGTATTTAAATGCATATATTACGATTATAATTACATACGATATTAATGTAGGAAAATTAATAGTAGGTAATAATATAATTATCACATAATTATTTGCATTTTCAACAATTTTTTTCCGACGACCACGATGACGACACCGTTCATCCATCCGTCATAAATGCATAGTAAGACCACAAAGGCATTGCATTTTTTTTTTCTTAGACGACGATTTAACATCGTCCGTTGTACAACACTTTTTTGAAATGGTAACTAGATAAAAAGATGTTGTTTTTTTAAGGGGATAGTTAACTTTTAACGGGGAAGCATAAAAAAAAACAGGTACGAGTTTAATGTGTATATTATAGATCATAGTAGTATATTGTATAGTGTGTTTTGTATAAATAACTCTAACACATTTTTGTAGGTACGAACAATCGACGACGCGACGACGAGTAATGAAAATAGACGAGGAGGACGAGGACAAGAACAAGGGAGCAGAAGGAGCAGCAGTAAAAAACGAATGGATGACAAGTAAAAATAAAATTGGTCAGAGACCAAATAAAATGGGGGATGCCAAAATAAAAATAAATAAAAGCGAAAGCAAGCGTATATAAAAAAAACAAAACAAAATACAAAATATAAAACCATTTCTTACACTTAACCAAAACCCAAAACCAAAAAAAAAGTATATAACCAATCCAAAAAAAAAGGATTTGAAACCTTTTACCAAAAAATATGAAAACAATAAAAAGAAAACATTTTTACTCGCTTGACGATTTTTATCGCATTCTTACTATTCTTATTATTCTTTAGAATGTGATTATTATGCAGCGAAAATATGAAAAAAATGTTTATAAAGTGTAGCGTGGATTGTCGAGTGGTCAAAGACGCATCACTTAAGATGATGTCCCTATGGTTCGTGGGTTCGAATCCCACTCCGCGCATTATTTTTTCATATTCGTATTAATAATAACTTTCCGGTTATTATTAATTCTCATACCCATTTTATAAAAAAAAAATAAAAAATGATTTAAATTTTCAAAAAATATAAATTGAAAATTTAAAAACTAATATTGACCCATGTAGTTTTCAGAACAAAGCAGTCAATCAGTCAATCAAAATGTCATCCCCATATCCCTTCGATATCGGCCTCGAACTCATGAATAAGAAAACCGATGGATCCGGCATACATTTTGGTTGTTTGAAATTAACAACCGCCGCGTTTCCCGAAGGTTATAAACAAAAAGGTAAGTATCGCGTCCACATTTCACTCGACGTTTCAACATCGATGCAAAGTGGAGGACGACTTTCCCTCGCAAAAGAAACTATTGTGAAAATGGTGGAATACCTCGCATCCGCCGCAAATGACAATCCAGGACTCCAATTCTGGATCACACTCACGACATTCAGCACAGATGCGAACCTGGTCATTCGAAATCAACAGGTAAATTCAGATACACTTTCACTCATCACTTCTACTGTTCAAAGGATTCGAGTCGAGAATTCAACCAATTTCGAAGAATCCTTCTTGTTGGACCGCAAAATCATGCAAGATCAAGCCGACAAGGACCACGAAGATGGAAATGCAGACATTGTCACGATACACATTCAAATGACCGATGGAGAAATCACGGCAGGAAGCAATGACGAAACCTATTTGAAGTCACTACTTTCACCCAATATTGAACACATTTTCATCGGCTACGGAGCAGATCACAAAGCAGGATGTCTCATCAACCTTTCGAATGTTAACGATAGCAGCAGCTACATGTTTCTCGACCACCCCACAAAGATGGGCGCCATGTTTGCGCAGATTTTCTGCCCGCACCTCTTTACCGCTCTGACAGAGGTTACAATCAAACTCACTGGTGCATTGTTCCTCGATGTAGACGGCGGATGCGAGGTGTCAAGTGTGTTTTTGAAACAGGTTGCAGTCGAAACAACAAAAAGTTACCACATTGTAATTGATTCAGACAAAGAAGAACAACAAGGATTAAGCGATGATGTTATGTCATCTGTTTACGATTACAGCGGCGGCAAACAAGCACTTCAAGTCACTGTCACATTTCGTGCATTCGACAACCAAAACCTCGACAACCCGCCCAACTATCCATTATTTCAAACATTGGATGTTGACTCGGCAACGACACATTCACTCGAGGTTCAAAAAGAGTACATGCGTTGGAAGGTCATGCTCCTCATGAAAGAAGCAAAAGACATGAAACACCGTGAACATGAAAATATTACAACTTGCCAGAAACAGAATCGTATGTATTCAGAATACAATTATGAGACACGTCAGTACACTGATCCGATGAAAAAAGAAAAAGATGCGCTCATCCAGCGCGCAAATGAACTCAAAGATGAAATCAAAGAATTTGGCGAATTTCACAACATTGCAGAAGATGAAATGTTGAAAGACCTCACCGCAGACCTTGTCATTTGCATTTGCGCAATTCCGAGTGATGAACACGGTCTAATGTATATTTATTCGCGCTTTCGTTCATGCACAGATGAAACGCCGTCTGCAGTTACCGATCTAACACCTTTGGAAGAACACGTTGGCGACTTTATTGCATCATCGGCATACGATCATGGCGATGACAGGCTGTTTTCATGTGGCGGTTCCAATGAAGACGTGCTTCATCGTCAGAGATCAGGAACAACCAATGCCGCATTTGACATTTTGAATCGCGCAATGTCCCAGTTGCCCACATCAGCAGGAGCATCAGGAGCTGCATTTGATCATGCAAGTCAAGGAATTCGTCGTGCTCGTTCATCATATCAGCAGCATCATCAAATGAGACCGACAATGAGTGACGATGTGGCGAACACTGACGACGACCTTGTCGTTATCCCAAATGATGCTGTGTAAAATAATAGGTAAGAATCATGTCAAGTTGTATTACATACAACAAATTACATTTGTGAGAAATAAAAAATAAAAAATAAAAAATAAAAATAAAAAATAAAAATAAAAAATAAAAAAGAAAATAAAAAAGAAAATGTTTTTTTTTATTTTTTTATTTCATTCATGATTTTATATTTTCAATAGTTCATATACTTGAAGCAACGGTAACCTCTTTTGATATTGTTTTTATGATACGCTTCTCTCCGGAATCCGGAATTGGAGTGCAAACATGATTCATTGTTAAAATAAAATCGTCGCGTTTTACTTCATTCGTTTTGATTTCAGGATCGGAATCTTTCAATTCTTTCAACACTTTTACATGTTTTCGAGAGATTTCATTGATCGAACTTTTTATTTTCTCATTTCCTTCATCTTTTTTCCATATGTCTTCATCCTTTATATACATGATGTCCCTCTTCGAATCAGTGCAGTGTATCGGCCGCTTAAATATATCCAAATCTTTGAGTCCGCGCAAAAAAATGGATCCCACACTTTCTTCCAGATTCTTTTCTCTCGTCACATTCAAATCATCAAAGGTTATATTGAGAGATTTCACAAAATCGCACAAACTTATCGCATCCTTACACTGCTCGTTTAAAAAGAAATTCAAGTTGAATTTTTGCTTAATATTTGTCGTATTATTGTTATTTGTAATGTTTCCAATACACATCTTTGGCAATAACTCGATAATTTGTTGTTGTTGTTCTTGCTGTTGTTGCTGCTGTTGTTGCTGTTGCAGCATAATTTGAGTTTGTTGTTTATTCTGTTCAATAATGATTTTCTTCATTTCTTCATTATCTTTTAATAGTTTCATGATGATTTGATTACTAATTTTTATGCAACTGTCATCACCATATTCATTTTTACAATGACTATCATCATTGTTTGTATAACTGTTTTTGTTTTTTTTATCACAATCGTCGTCAACACTGTTAATTGGTAAAATATTATTAATTCTTTTATTATGTTTTTTTGTTAATAAATGTCTATTATAGTCAACTTTTCGATTGCATTTAAAATTACATATATTGCAGTTATAAATCATCTTTTATATTAGGTTTATATTTTCTAAAATATAATACTACTGTATAAAATATATTACTACTATATTAATATATTTTATATTTATATTATTTTTTAAATTACAAAATCATCCTCGAAAATTGCAATTTTTGTTTTTAAACTCCCAAAATTCTCATTTTTGGATGGTGTAAAAGCGTCTTTTTTTTGATTTTTTTACACCGTCATTTTGAAAAATAATTTTATCAGACCATAAATGATGTGATTATATCAAATATATGAAATTATACACTTATCATTTATGCAGTAGGTGTTTTTACACCCCCCTTTTCTAAAAAAATATAAAAAATGTCATTTTTTCATGATTTTTTGCTATTTTTTCTTATGGTCTCATTCGCATTTTTACAATATTCGCTAAAATCATTTATCATAAGAAATTTCGAAAAAGTATTCTCGAAAAAAAACATAAAAAATGGGAAAAAAGGTTTTCAAGATTCTATTTTATTTTTTGAAAATGGACAAAAATAAATGTCCAAAAATGTTTTTAAAAAAAAAGTTTCAAAAAAACGAAGATCTTTTGCTTTTTCTTTCATTGATAACAAAAATTATCATTTTATCCCCAAAATTCGCAATTCTTGTTTTGAAAACAAAAAAGTCATTTTTCGGGGATAAATTGCTTTTTTTTCAATGATTTAATTTTTTATTAACTTTTTATATAAAAAATTACCATTTTATCCCCAAAAAATGCAATTCTTGTTTTTTAACTCCCCAAATTATCATTTTTTGATGGTGTTTTTACACCTTTTTTTACACCATCATTTTGAAAAATAATTTTATCAGACCATAAATGCTTTGGTAATAACAAATATATGAAAATATATACTTACCATTTGTGGTGTGGGTGTTTTTACACCCCCCCTCCCCAAAAAAATCTAAAAAATGTCATTTTTTCATGATTTTTTCGATTTTTCACTTATGGTCTCATCCGCATTTTTATACTATTCACTCATATCATTTATCATAAGAACATTTGAAAAAGTAGTTCCGAAAAAAAATACAAAAAAATGGGAAAAAAAGTTTTCAAGATTCTATTTTATTTTTTGAAAATGGACAAAAATAAATGTCCAAAATTGTTTTTAAAAAAAAAGTTTCAAAAAACGAGGATCTTTTGTTTTTTTTTAATTGACAGAATTTTTTACAAAAAATACCATTTTATCCCCAAAAATCGCGATTCTTATTTTTCAACTCCCCAAATTCTCATTTTTGGATGGTGTAAAAGCACTTTTTTTTGATTTTTTTACACCGTCATTTTGAAAAATAATTTTATCAGACCATAAATGCTTTGGTAATAACAAATATATAAAAATATATACAAACCATTTATGGTGTGGGTGTTTTTACACCCCCCTCCTCCAAAAAAATATGAATAAGTTCATTTTTTCATATTTTTTTCGATTTTTTGCTTATGGTCTCATCCTCATTTTTACATTATTCGCTCACACCATTTATCATAGGAAAAATCAATAAAATCAGTCCCGGAAAAAAACATAAAAATGGGAAAAAAAGTTTTCAAGATTCTATTTTATTTTCTGAAAATGGACAAAAATAAATGTCCAAAATTGTTTTTAAAAAAAAAGTTTCAAAAAATGAGGATCTTTTGCTTTTTTTTCATTGATATAAATATTATCCAACACTCTCCATTTCACTGAATTTATGAATTATCTCTCTATCTCTCTACGAATTAGAAAATAAAAGGTAAAATAAATATTGAAGGTATAAAATGAAAGAGATTCTATTTTATAATAATAAGTTTTGGATTTTATTTTTAGAGAGAAGAGAGAAAAATATAAAAATAAAAACAATTAAAAAAAATAATAAAATAAAAATATTTAAATGCGACAATTGTTTTGGATTTGATTATCATTGAACATTTGATAACAACAATAATTTGAAATATTGTTTCCAAGTAAATTTATATTTTGTGGTGTCCAGTTTGTAATATAAGTGTAAATGAAAAAAACAGACAGCATGGATAAAATGTTACTGAAAATGAAAAGATATTTAAAATTATATTTATTGGTTCTTTTATCCCACATGAATGTGAAACTAACGATTAATCCATAAAAAAATCCCAACCAGTGAAACAAGTAAGCAACGTTTTCAACTTTAATAAAAAAGAAACTTATAATTTCCAATGCTATAATGATAAATATTGTGAATAGTAACATTTTTTTCATAATTTTATCCATGTATTTAGAATTGATTGCGTAATCGGCCAGTAAACTTCCAGTGTAAGCAAACACGATATGAGAACAACCAATGACTTTTGTATACGGATAAACGTACGTATATGTAATTCCAGAATAAAGAGAAACTAGACCATAAATTAGTAACACTAGTTTATAATTATAAGAAGATTCTATAATATACATTAATGGAAACAATATGATCGTATTACAAATAATATGTTTTATATTCGCATGAACAAAAGACATTGTAAAGAATCTCCATAATTCTAATCTTAGATCACGACATTCGGGATAATGCGATACAATTCCAAAAAAAAATGGTTGATAATTTGGCGATACCTTTTCTGTACTCATATCATCTAAAAAAAATAAACCGGTTATATAACTGGTCCATATGAATAAATTAAAAATAATATAAATAAAAATTTTATGTTGACGATTTATGTTATAATAAGACAATAAATCATTTCGATTAAAGGTGTATTGGTTAATATTGGTATTAATATTATTTGATGATGGTTGCATGTATTGTTGTTGGTGTATATTATGATTTTATTAATCACTTTTTTTTATTGTTAGACCATAACTCATTATATTACATCATATTGTTTAAGTTGTATTCATAAAATAAATTTCTTGATGAAATTATAATCCATCCGAGTTTTTCAAACATTCAAATATTTTAAAATTGCAGTTATTGTGCATGATTAACGCTCCCATAAAATAATTAGAAGTGCCCCCAATAACAAAATCGCATTTTCC